ACGTGTAATCTGATGTCGTTGATGGTGTACCTTGCCCAATATTTAACTCAGGCACATAGTCTTGCGTTGCTGTTGTAGTCGATGGTGTAAATAATGATGATGGAGTAACTTGACTAATTGCACCACTTGTTAATCCACCCTGTAATGACTCCTCTAGTGACTTGCCACTTAGCAAGCCACCCGTAGTCCCACCAGCCACATTGCCAGCAAAACTAGACCCCGCTTCTGCACCTACGCCAGCACCAACCTGACCAGCAACTTGTCCAATGACAGCGGCTTTAGCGGCATCTTCAAGACTTCCACCCCTGTCAAGAGTATTAGCCGCTTGGATATAAGGTGCGGCAACAGGAACTGCAACAGAAGCAACAGTAGCCCAACCGCCTGGGATTTCTTCATTTACTGTGTCATCAATGTCTGCCAAAGACTCTGTTACGCTACTTCCAACATCACTTACAGTATCCGAAACGCTTTCTACAACGCTAGAAACACCACCTTGGGGCTGAATTCTTCTATCTCCCACATGGCGAAACGCATAGATGGGTAGGTCTGGTATACCTAAAAGGGCAAGACTATTTCTCATATCTGTGCTTTCCAGTTGTACTGTTGCAAGTCAGATGCTTGTACATTCAAGCCAACTCGTTTCATCAACTCAACAATTCCTTGGTTATCTGCTTTGCCGTATACAGTCTTAATACCTAAAGCCTTGCCTCTCCTGACAAAACCAATAACAGCCTTTGCCAATGTTCTAGGGTTGTCTTCAGTAAACAAGTGAATCTCTGCCGATGTTGGGTTAATCTTACGAACTAGCAATACAGAATCACTCTCTTGCATCAAAACAGCAGACTTAGCCTTAACCAACGCACTAACAGTACGCAAGGCTTTATCAGGGTCAATTTTGCGTTTGACCGCATCTGCTTTAATGATTTCTGATGCTTTCATTACATTGTTCCATTCGCAACGATGTTTCCAATCACAGTCAAGTTACCAGAGGCATCTATCTTTGCCACAGGCGTAGATATATTGTAGATATACAAGACATTAGATGCTTCAACAAATGAGAAGTTCGTAAATGTTCCATCTGCCTTGGAAGTAATAGCAGTTTGGATATTTGTAAACTCTGTGTCGATCTCAGTACCTTTTACAACCTTGGAAGCATTGCCTGACGCAAGTGCATCTTTAGCCGCAAAGTTGGTGGTTTTTGTGTAATTTGCCATGTTTATTCCTTACCCAAGTTTTCCGTTTTTAGCCTGAATCTCAATCTTCTGTATGCTGATAGCCGCACCATTGATCTCAACCTCATACGCTGTTTGCACAACCTTGCCATAGCCTGATGCCTGACCAGCCAATGTGCCAATTTGTATGCCTGTTGAATAAAATGCTACTGGACTACCATTTGCACCATACTCTGCAATTCCATATTCGGCTACTGAAGACAGAGGAATAGTTGCTTGTGAAGCGTAATATTGCCCTGAAAAGTCATAAGACCACTTAATTGTAAATATCTGGTTAGTTCCACCAATAACCACCACAGAGATTTTCTTCAGGATTGATGTGACATTTGCATCACCTAAGTCAGCATAGTTGGTGTAATACTGGAAACGATAGGTAGAGGCATGGTCAAGATATGTCCCATACTTGCCAACATACCCATTTTTGCCAATCAGTAAATCACCATTTCTTTTTGCCAACAATGCAGTTGGTTCAATAGAGTCCCAAGTTGTTACCCTTGCAGAACCATCTTGCAACTGAGCCTTTGTATCAAATACATAGACTTGTTTGGCAACAGGAAGCGTTAAAAGATAAAAAGCATTTACTTCTGAGTAAACAGCCTTAATATTTGCCAATGTCTCACTTGCCACATAGGTCATCAAATCATTACGCACATTCTTAGACAAATCACGCAATGGGGCAGACTTCTCTTGGATAGTACGCAAAAGACTACGCACACCTGAGTTAGACAAGAAAACAATGTCTGAACCAGTAGAAACAATAGAATCCCTTGATAAACAACCAATGTTGCCTATGGTGTCAGACAATGACATTGTGGAAGGGGTTGTTGCCCCTTGATAGACTAATATCTGACGCTTACCAAAGATAACTAGGAAGTTATTGTGTGCGCCCAAACCCATGATCTGATCTGCACCATTAGCCCAAACCCTAGAAACATCAAGAGTTCCAGATGTCCCCGCAGTCCAGTTATGCCCTGCCAACAAGTCAGAGAAACTAATCGTTACATTGTCTGCCGTAGTATCAGCCACCCACAAGCGACCAAAAGCAGAAATAACAATGTTTCCCAAAGGGACTGTGCCTGTATAACCAGTTTTCTCAGACACACGCCTGAATGTTGTTGTGCTTACCGCAGGGTCAAAGATCAACGGGTCATGCCCTGATTGAAAGAAGAAGGTAATGCCATTCAAAGATGCACATTGCCAGTTACTATTAGTAATAGTCGGGGCAGTACCGCCACCCCCATAGGTCAACTCTACAACTGTATCGGTAGAACTGAGTTTAAATAACTTGTTGTTGCCAGCAAACAATACAGTTAGTGTTCCATCAAGTTGCACTAACTCATGGATAACTTTTATATCATTTGCGCCTAAGTTGCCAGATGAAGCATTAACCCTTGAGAAACCCTTTCGTGCGCCAATACGTCCATATTGGTCAATAACGCAGTTAGTGGCAATAGACGCATACCCAGCCTCCAATGTCAGAGGAGAATCTTGCGTGTTTAGCCCAAAGAAGCCTGGGGCTTGAACACTAAAGGTCTGCAATCTTTGCGTCATGTTGCTACAAACTCCCCACGATCAGGATAGCGTGTGCCTTCCAAAGCAATATAGTCAGACAGCATTGCCCGATACAAGTTATAGGCTTCTGAGGAAGACAATCCACCATCTTCGCCACGCTCTACCAATGCTCTTGCAAATGCGTTTTGAGACACTAAAACATCAGAAACTAGCACCACAGTAGCGTCAGCCGCCAAAGTTGCTTGTGGTACTGCTAAAGAGAATTTAACTGTGTATACAGCATCTGGAACTGGATACAAGGTGACTTTTGTATCGAAACTACCATCTATACCATTAAAAGCATAGTCAGTAGGTGCTGAAGTTCCAGCGGGTAAGAAGTTGATGTTGCGGTTCATGGTGACAAAATCTACGTTTGTCATACCTAAAACACTAGTGGTATTGATTGCGTCTAAGACTTGGAACTTCTGACCAGCCCCTGTGAGGGAGTAGGAAGAAGTGTTTGCAACTGTGGTAACTGTAATAGTTTGAACCAATACGTTCCAAGCAAAGGAATCCTCAATCTGACGCTTTGCATCATTGACAAACTTGCCAATCAAAGTGGAATAGGTAGTTTCATTAAAGGTAGTGACCACAGGCTCTCTGAGGCGCACTAACACATCGTTTACAAGTTCTAGGTAGGTCATGCTCTAGTCAACCCTTCTTCTTCAAATGTGGCTATAAAACTAAATGAACTTGCAGACTGAGTAGTTATTTTTAGTTTGTCACCCTCTTCAAACACAATGTAGGCGTTCCCATCAAACTGCAAATAAGTTTTTGACGAGAAATCGTATTGAGTCAATATATCAAGAGTGGTATTAGCACTTGCGTCAAACCATTGAACAGTTATATGCTTGGTAGACCCGCCTGTATTGTGTATATACATTACAGTAAATTTAGAGTAATAACCTCTAGGACAGGTATAGACTGTTGTGTCTACTGCCGCTGTGGGACTAATACCAACCGATAATGCTCTCATTTCGCTTTTGCCTTATTTCGTGTAGAAATAGACTTAGCCTTTGCCTTTGCGTCAGCCTTTGAGGATGCACCCCATGCTTTGAGCGAAAGAAGCAGTCTTGTCGGTTTACCATCCTTGTACTCAGGGCCATCGTTGCCAGCCATACGAGCCAAGAAACTTGCTCTGCGAGGGCTATCCCCCGACTTTACTGGTGCTTTTAAATTACCACCAGTTTCCGCATTATAAGATGATCTTCCCTTGGAGTTCAACCCCCCTTTAGGATTCTTACCTTCGGAGCGTTGCCAAGCGGGAGTTTTCATCACTTCACCTTTTTTGGTTTCTTTGCAGTTTTAGCAGACTGTCTAAATGCTTCAGCAGTTGGCGCACCTTTGCTACCAACTTTCCGCATACGTTCACCAGAGCCAGCCTTAATTCTTTCCTTCTTTGCCAAAATATTGGCATAAAGTCCTTGTTTCATTTCTTCTTCGCCTTTCCTGCCTCAGACAAAGCAATAGCAATCGCTTGCTTTTGAGACTTAACAACCTTGCCACCCTTGCCTGAGTGCAGATCACCTGCCTTGTACTCACGCATGACTTTACTAATTTTGGCTTGTGCTTTGGTCTTTTTCATACTAATACAAGACCTTTGCTGTAATAGTTCCAGAGGTGTAGGCTGTACAGTTGGCTCTCAAATACTTTGGCGCATTGGCAATAGTGACAATGCCATCAGCAGTCAAAGCAGTACCAATCGTTGCAAATGTTGTCCCATCAAGACTTCCTTGGAAAGCAACAGTAGCGGTTGTTATGCCTGTAACTTGTAGAAATGCGGGTTGCCCTGCGTCTGCTTGCACAGCAGTAGAAGCACCACTTGCAGTTACTGCATTTAATAGGGTTCTTGCCCCAGATAGTGAACTCATTTGCCTCTCCCTGTTTTCTTCATCATATTCGTAGCGGTGCGCTGACCACGCATGGGCAGACCTTTTGGCTTACCAACAGCAACCATAATGGTCACAGGAAGACCCTTTTTCTTGCCATATTCTTTTGCTTCTTTTTCGCCTTTTTCAGAGTAGGCAAACTTCTTTTTTCCAACCATCGGCATAGCAATCTCCTAGTTAATTTACTTCAACCACCTTGCGGCAAAGAAACTTACCACGCCAGATAAGGCAGAGGCAATGACCATACCCATCCAAAAGCCACCCTTAGACTGGTTTGCTAGTTCAAGCAATGCCTTGACATCGTTGCTTAATTGGTGAACTTCCGCTTGCAGAGCCTCAACTTGGGCTTCTATTCTGCCGAAATCTCTCGCATCAATATCACTCATAACAGTTGTTCCTTACGGGGTCTACCCATAGGTTTCTTCAAAGTTAGTGTTTGCCTTGTTCCATCAACCTTTTCGACCTCCACAACAGCAGAAGTATCAACCTCTGTGTATTCAGGGTGTCTACGCATCTCAACAATATCAAAGTCGTGCCTAAACTCAACTGTATTGCCTGATTTATTGCAACGAAACAAAGCCATATTTATCCTTAAAAGAAAGGGGGGCAAGCCCCCCGATCCTTAAACCATACGAACAATAACAATGTCCATAGTGGCTGATGCCAAGTCTGCTGTAGAACCTGACTCGTTTTGGATGCGGAATTTAACAGTATTGGCGGCTGAGACATAACCTGTCACAGTCAAACCAACCAAATCCACAGCCAAAGATGTACCAATAACCATGTCACCCAAGGCAACGCCTGGAACTGTTACATCATCTGTTTCACCAGCACCATCAACTAATGAGCCAGCATTTAAAGTACAAACAACTGACCAAGTATCAGAGAATAAACCCCGAAAACTGTCATTGCCTCTACGTGTTACAACTGCACTTGCTGTTGCCATAATAATTTCTCCTAATTAGGTTAAAAAAGTCCCCCCAGTTACGGGGGGCGCAACTGCAATTAGGCAGGAACTAAGAGAGCGAACATAGATGCAGATTTAGCCGCACCTGTGCTTGCCGCATCACGGAGAATCTGAACGCCATAAAGGGTATCAGATGTGAACAGCGTAGCAAGGTACTCTTGCTTGTACTGGACTTGTGAACGCACACCAATTTGCTCAACCAGAACCAAAGAATCTTTGTGTCCCATTAAACAAACACGGGCGGCGGCAGAACCTGATGCTGTGTCGCAATTGCTTGAGACAAACACAGGGATGCCATACAAGTTACCGATCTCACCTGTGCGGATGGTATTGTTAGTACCGCCAACAAAGGCTTGTTCTGTGTAACGTGCAAGACCCATTAAGGTATTACGACTTGATGGTGGGATGATAAAAAATCTTCCGTCCATTGGGGTGTCGTTGTCATCAAGACGTTGGATAGTGCGGCGAATAGCGGCATCAGTTAAGGCTGACTCATTGTTGCTTGCGGCAACATAAGCAGTCGTACCATCACCACCAATAAATGCACCAGTTGCATAGGCGTTTGTACCAGCACCACCATTGGTTTCACGTCCAAGGTTAATCAAGTCTGTATCGACTTGTTTAGCCAAAGAGTAACCAGCGTCTGCTGTGTAGAAGTTACGCAGACTGTTTAAAGCCTGTGCTTCTACGATGTCTTCGATCAAACGGCTATATTCATAGTGTTTGTCAATTGCTACCTGAACTTCTGATTCCGTTGCCGCAATCAAAGTTACTTGTGAGCCAGCCGCCTTTGCAGACGCTGAACCACGGGTAGGGGCAGGAACGTGAACTACATCACCCTTCTTGCCCTTGAAAGACATCTTCATAACCAAGTTTGCTAAAACGAGGTTCTTCTTGTAAGAGGCAACAATTTCGTCACTCCATATTTCAGGAATGAAGGTTGCCGCTGTCGTTACTGTCACATTATTTGTACCTAAAGGCATGATAAATCTCCAAAAAGCGATAAGTTAATTATTTAACCCGACCTTCTGAATACGCTTGCATGATCTCGTCACTCAAGGCTTCATATCGGTTCGGATTTTCCATTTTTAGCCGAATAAGGTCAGCCCTTCTGTATATCCTCTTTCCTGATTCTCCACTACCACCTACATCAACACCCGCCGCTTTAAGGTTAGTCTTGCGAGTTGCTTCACCAGCATCACTCGTTTGTTTCGCCTTCACGCCACGTAACTGCTTATAAGTAGTAAGTAATTCGTTTGCACTATCGTAATCAAACTCACCATCAGCCTTGGCAAACAGATTTATGCGAACAGGTGAAGATTTCACCCAATTTGCAAAGTCTGGGTCTGATGCAACCTGACCATAGTCGGGATGCTCTTGCACTAACTTTTGCTGAATCTGCATCCTTTTGAAGTCGTGAGCCGCTTGGCGTCCCGCTACCACATCTGGATGGTTATCGACAGTTTGACGAATTGCCTCTTTTGGATTCTCAAAGAAGTCTACTTCTGGTGCTTCCTCTTTAATAGGTTGCTTGTTAGAACTGAGGTTCTGCTTTATGAGTTCATCTGCTAGTTTACGAATCTCGCCTACTTCCTTACCTTGACGATCAATTAACTTGTTAGCCTCTTGATGCATCTTGATAACATCTTCTAGACTTTTATCCCGATAGAAATTGGGAACGTCTGAAAGTTGTTCTGTTTCAGGGAGTTTTGCTTGCTGTTGTTCTTCAACTACGTCTAACTCACTTGGCAACTCATCTTCATTATCAATCAACATATTTTTCCTTTTCCTGCGTGTTTATCGTTCTCAGGACATTTAACTTGCACTTTTTACAAGTTGTTACTTTGCTCCCACTTCAGTCTGTCAAGGTGTTTCTTCTCGAACTTCCCATGCTCTGATGGGAAAGAACCAGACCACCCTTCCAATTTGAAGTTAGGTGCGCTTATGAGGCGGTTGGCTGTTGCTCCGCACTCACATAAGAAATCCCGTGTCTCATAATCACAGAATCTCTCAGTTTTATGCCCGTTTTCACAGGCAAAATCAAATAGTCTTTTCATTCAATTCCTCAAATGCTCTCTCGCTGACCTCTTTCAAGGTTCTCAGCCATGTGAGTATTGACAATTCGCCCTTCTTAAATTGCAAGGACTTTTCGTCAGGGATTGTACTGATATTGTTCAACGATTCAATCATTGTGTCAATATCTTCCATTAAGTCTTTCCAACCCTCTGTTGCCATAGTGTCAAAGCGGGCTTCATAGTACTTTTGCAGTTCAGGTGTCATGCTGTTACCCATAAACCCATGCCAATGTAGGCTCATCCCAAGAATAAAGTTTTCCGTCATTTGGCATTGGTGTAGGCGCAGACCACAGACAAGTATCCTCGCTCATAGTCCATGATGAATATGGTTGTGGAGGAATGAACGCATCCCGACCTGAGTCATAGGTGTACCCAATTCCTGCGTAATTCTTACGCAAAGGTGTATTGCCATTAGCATGAACACCACCATGTGTGTTGTATGAGGTTTGTACCCATCCGTGACCAAAGATGCCAGAATCAATGACATCTTGTTCGGCAACGATTACCTGAGTGACTAATCCGTTTTCTACTTTTGCAAAATGTGACAAGTTTTTTGTCCTTAAAAAGTAACTGAACCAGAAGAAGTCCATTTATATACTCGATAGCCACCAGCAACCGTTATTGTTGGAGAGCCAGTAGTTGCGCTTGCGGCTGGGAAAGAATCTGCATAGCGAATGACAACAATGCCAGAACCGCCAGGAGAGCCTGAGTTGCCACCGCCTTGATTAGCCGTACCGCCACTACCACTTCCGTTTGATCCACTTCCATAAGTGTCACCAAAACCACCCATACCGCCAGCGTATGTGACGCTAGAGCCTGTTATAGAAGATGCAGTTCCGTTGCCACCAGCACCGCCAGCGCCTGGGTTTCCACCATTTGACCCTGCGCTACCTGCACCGCCACCACCGCCACAAGATGTAAAACTTGCCCCGTCAGTAAATCCTCGCCCACCATCATTACCTTGCCCAGCCGTACCTGCTCCGCCAAGCCCGTTTGATGTTCCGCCACCGCCGCCAGAACCGCCAGCATTGGAGTTTCCTGTTATAACTCCAAAGCCACCGCCTATAGATGTGATGCTGTGAAAAACTGAATCACTACCATTGCCACCACTACCGCCACCCCCAACCGTAACCGTAATTGCTGACCCAGAAGGAACAGAAAGCCCCGTTGCCGTTCTAAAACCACCCGCCCCAGCACCACCTCGTATTGACCCACCAGCACCTCCAGCAACCACAAGATATTCAACGGTTGGTGTTGCGGAAGAACCTTTAGCGAGAAAGAAGTTTTTAGCGGCAAACATTACGGTGTGTATCCTTGGGCAATAGAACCATACCAGTTTAGGCCATCAGCAATAAAGGTCAAGATGTCCATCTTGCCAGCAGTTGCTGTAATCGTAGGCGCACCAGCAGTTCCGAACTTCACACTCGTGAATGTTGCTGTGCCGTTGCCCGTAGTGGCCGCTTGTTTAAGTAAAAGTACAAATGACTTTCCAGCCGTTGCGGTAGGCATTGTGAATGTGCATGCTGTGGATGCTGTCAGGGTTGCAGTTTGCACAGTTCCGTTTGTCAACGAAATCGTGTTAGTAGTTGTTACAGTTCCAATAACCCCCACAGTTTCAACATAGTTGGTGACTGTTGGGTTTGTCAGGGTTTTGTTGGTTAACGTCTCTGTACCTGTGTAGGTGGCAATTGATGCACCAGCCAAAGTAGCAGAACCAGTACCGCCATTACCAACAGGCAATGTTCCTGTTACACCCGTAGTCAGAGGTAAACCTGTGACATTGGTCATCACACCTGATGCTGGAGTTCCCAACGCAGGTGCGCTTAGTGTTGGACTTGTTAGGGTCTTGTTGGTCAGGGTATCTGTGGTTGCTTTACCAACTAGGGTGTCGGTTGCCGCAGGAAGTGTGATGGTAGTAGTACCAGCCACCGCAGTTGCTTGCAATGTGGTTGTCCCTGAAGTCGAGCCAGAGAGGTCAATCGCATTAGGTTTTAGGGTTACTGTCGTTGCCATATTTATCCTTTATGGTGTTCCATTTGCAACAATATTAGTTGCTGAAGTAATCACTCCAGTTGAAGACATTGAGGCTATTGTAGTTGCGCCATATTTAAACAGCAACTTGCCACCTGATTCCTCAATTGTAAAGTTGGTTGTCAGTAACTTAGGGGTTGATGCCGCAGTTCCTGTCGTGTTTTGATTGAAAGTTGGAAAAGATGTAAGACTTGCCGCAGAACCTGTCGGAGCAAGAACATTCGTGCCAATGACCAATCCTAAATTAGTTCTAGCACCACTTGTAGTTGTTGCACCCGTTCCACCATTGAGAACCGCAACAGTACCCGTCACATTAGACGCTGTACCAGTAGTATTTTGGTTAAATGTAGGAAAAGAGGTAAGAGATGCGGCTGACCCAGTTGGGGCTAACACATCTGTGCCAATGACTAACCCTAGATTTGTTCTAGCACCTGAAGCAGTTGATGCGCCTGTGCCACCATCTGCAACCGCCAAGTCTGTGATGCCTGTGATTGAGCCACCAGTAATAGAGACATTGCTTGATGCTTGTGTGGAAATTGTTCCCAAACCACTTACATCTGCCGTTGTCAGAGTAATAGCACCTGTGCGACCAGCAACAGAAGTTACAAGGTCAGTATTGTCTACCTTTTCCCAAGCAGAGCCATTAAATATTGCCCAATCGCCTTGTGTCCAAGTAGTAATGCCATTTAGGTTTGTTGTGCCTGTGGTAGAAACAACATAGTAGTCTCCCTTTGTGCCAATGCTAGAGGTAAGGGTAGGGGTGTTAGTTGATGCGTTCCAAGTACCTTCATAATTCACAAATCCAGCCATTGCTGTAATTTGAGACTGAAGACTTGCTATGCTATAAGATCAGGAGCAACAACCTCACCAACATTGAGTTCAACACCACTAGACAACCCAATAATAAGGCTACCATCGAAATCAATACGAGCAGAGGTGACACTAATACCATCAGTCCCGTCCAGACCATCACGCCCATCTCTGCCATCTTCGCCTTTAATTCCTTGAACGCCTTGGTTTCCGTTACGTCCATCTCTGCCATTCTTGCCATCCTTCCCGTCTTTGCCATCTTTTCCATCTTTAATGGTGGCAACTCGTTTTTCAATGGCGTTACCCACTTCATCAAAGCGAGAACGGATGTCAGATTCAATCTTTTTAAGAGCATCGACTACTAAACCTACATTTTCGCCAATGCGTTGCTTTTGAACCTCTTTGGCTTGTGCAACAGAAGCCTTAATCCCATCCAAAACAGCCAATTGCTGTTCAGGATTCATGTTTTTAAGGATTAACTCCTTGGCTAGGCTTTCAATATCCATTATTCACCCTTTGGTGGGTTTGAAGATAGTTGTCTTGTCAGTTGGTCAAGGAAGTCTTGCTCCATTCCTTGCACTTTGTTCTGTTTATCAGCCATCTGTAACTCAACAATCTTGGATTTGTTCTTGATGTCTGCTTCTTTGAGCATCAACTCCGCAATCTTAACCCTTTTATCGAACTCACGGCTTGCCGCTTCATCCTGATTAGGTAGATTCTTAGTCAAAGATGCACTCATCTTGGCTTGCACTTCTTGTGGCATCAACTGAGCCTCAACAGACAACTTGGTTGCCTCTGCCCGATTTTGTTCTGCCTGAGTAGTTTGCACAGCAATATTAGCCTGTGCCGCTTGCAATGCCAATTGTTGTTGCACTAGTTGCAGTTGTTGTGCTTCTGGGTCAGGTTGACCCATCTGCTCAAGCATTGCAATCAATTCCATCCTGTTAGATAGACTTGAATTAGCCAAAATGCCCTTTAAGATAACAGGCAAGACAGGGGTATTGGGGCCAAGTGTCTGCAACAAGCCAATGAACTGCTGTTGTTCGTACTCTCTAGCAATAATTCCAAGCGTTGCCGTAGGTATGAAGTTCATATCAACAGAAGGATAGCGCTCTGGGTCAAACTGCATGAACCTGAAAGCCGCCTTCTTGATGAACGGGATCAAGAAATCCTCTTGGAAGTTCACCAAAGTGCGCTTGTATTTCTTGATGATAGAAGCGACAGCCATAGACATACCGCCCTGACCACCATCTCTAGCCACATTGCTAATCATGCCTTGGGAATCTAATGTTCCCGTTGCTTGCAACAACATACGCTCAAAGTCTTTAGCCGTAGCCAAGTTGTTGGGGTCAGTTTGACCGAACTTGAAGGGATAAAGAATCTCAGAAGGTGCGCCATTGGTAAGGATTGCCTTGCCAGGCTTTACCTCAAACTTCATTCCTCTTGGCAAACGAGTAGCGTCCATAGCAATCATGGGGCTAGTGGTAAGTGCCAAGGAATCTAGGTGGCTACGAGTCTGTGCGTCAATAGCCTTTTGCATATTGAACGCTTTTTCTACTGTGCCTCTGCCCAACAAACGATTAGGAACTGTGTCATCTTGATAGGTCAAGACAGGACGATCCTTCATCATGTAGGGATTGGCTTCAGCCTTCAAGAGTTGACCATCATTGGCAATCACCACAATGGCTTCTACCAAGTCAGAATATTCTTCTGCCTCAGAGTTATTTGGGAAAAGGTCAACAATGTCTTTGTTTTCTTCTAGATTCTCTAGGTATTCCCGTGGCACTAAGCCATAGTAGGTCAACAACAAGACTTTTTCATCCTGATACTGGCTTACCTCTTGGGTAGGCTCAAGGTCAGAGTCATCTCCAGTAGTGGTGATGTTTACCTTACGATAAATACCAGCCTCAATGCCTTGAACAACCTTATGGATAGAGACATACTTCTCAATCGCCACACCCATACAGTCGCTAACAGAAACGCCATTGGGGTCAAACAAGAAGTTCTTGGGATTTACAGGAGAAATCTTGACAGAAATTCTCTCTCTCTCCAGCACTCCAATAGCCGCTTGCCCCATCTGGTTAGGGATTGGCTGAGTAGACGGGACATATTCCGTCTCAGTCATCACCACAACTTCACCTATGCCTGTGCCATAGATTTCAGCCATTAACTCAATCTGATCGATTGCTTTCCTAATCTTGTCTTTCTTGAAGTCTTCTGTGAGTTGACGCTTAATCATCTCCACATCTATGGGATTACCATTGACATCTTGAATGTTGTCCTCAATATCAAAGAAGTCGCCTTGACCAAAGATTGCTTCCATGATCTCAGCATGGCGAGTCTCAACTGCTTGTTGGGTGGCAGGGGTAACAATGCGGCTACGCTCTGATTCACGGGTTTTGTCTTCTACTGCCCATTCACCACGAAAGATGCGCTCGTACTCTAGCCAATAGGGTAGGAAGTTAACATCTCGATAGTCACGCCAACGATCACAATGGTCAACAACAAAGGCAGTTAAGTCCTTGTCAGCCTGTGTAGGCTCATCGTAACCACCTTCGTTTTCGATCTTCACTTCTTTATCTGTTGCCATTTAAAAGCCCCCCATACGCCCACGTCTAGACCCTTGTTGCGCTTGTCTTTGTTGCGCTTGTTGTTGTTGCATTTGATCAATTGCTTGTGGTAAATTTACTTTTGGCGCATTTATTTCCTGCCCTCTTACATTTGCCATTGTCCTCAAATAATCATCACTAAAAACTGCTGGCCCTTGTGGGCCATAGCCTTGTTGGTTTAGTGGAGCAATATTTGGTTGCGTTCCAATATTTTGACCTCTCATGTTTGCCATTGTTCTCAAGTAATCTTGATTAAAAGTAGCAGGGCCTTGAGGGCCAAAACCTTGTTGGTTTAATGGTGGAGGCATACCAAGCGCATATTGTTGATTAACTGGGTAGTTAGCGTTGTTTTGCAATGGCGGTGCAAATTGTCCAAATCCTTGTGGGTTAAGTCTTTGCTGTTGAAATGGTTGTTGTTGAATAGGTAAATTAGGACTTCCATAAGCCATTTGTCTTTGAAATGGGTTTTGATCATCATAATTTCCAAACATTTGGCTTTTATAACCAATAGGTTGGGCTTGCATACCCTCTGTACCACTATAAAAATTTTGCTGTGGTTGTTCAAAAAAACTTTGTTGTGACTGTCCGTAGTAACCTTGTGGTACTTGTTGTTGCCCGTACTGATTTGTTTGATAAAACGGATTAGTTGGAAAAAATCCGCTATTTGGGTCTTGCAATGTTTGTTGTTGCGTATTTTGATACAAGCCATTGTTTGCAACAGTATTTTGTGGCATTGATTGCTGATTAAAACCTGAATAAAAAGCCATGTTCTCTCCTTGTTTAAACCCCACTAATTATGTCAACTGGCTCCCACTCATCTTCTTGGTCATCCTCAAAGTAAGAAGTCACGGCTAACTGGTCAATATATGACAAAGCATCTGGCAAGTCATCATGCACTCCAATGGCGGGAAATAAAAGAAGTTGATCTTTAAATTCATCCCAATCCTCCTCAGAGTTCAGCACAATACGCCCATGCTCAAATCGACCTTGGAGGCTCCAGATAATTCTGTCAGCCTTTTTCCTGTTGCCATGCGTTAAGTCAACTATATGCGAATATACATTATTTTTACGCATTAAGTCAGAAAGGTAAGGCAAAACTGCGTTTTTTAACGCACCTCGCTCAATTCCAACAGCCAAAGGTCTGTAATCTCGCATCTTCATCAGGATAGTTGCCGCAGTCTCACGGATGTCCCAACGCCCGTAGACAATCTCTTTGACAAACCATTTGCCATCATCCGTAACTTTCACCACAGCAATAGCCGTCTGGTCTAGCCTCTTCTTGGAATTAGCCGCTTGTTTGGCAACTTCCTCAAATCCTGCCAAGTCAATCGCCAAGTAGTAACTGCCGTATTGAGGCTCTTCCCCGTACTTAATCCATTCTTCCTTGAACACATTGCTACCAGCATTGGTGAAACTAGCCATGTATTCTTGCTTGAAAGCAAAGGTAGACAAGGTTTTCTTGGCTGACTCAATCTCAGTAGGGTCGATCAAAGGGTTGTCTTTGGTAGTGAAGTGCCAAGACTTCCAATCGGCATCGTCTTCAGACTGCCCTAACTTGTACAAGTCATAGAACCAGTTTCTGCCCTTTGGCGTACCAATGAACATGGCTCTGCCCTTTTTGTCTGACAGAGAAGCCCTGATTACTTGCTCCCACGCTTCGGGCTTAATGTCTGCCACCTCGTCTAGTACGGCATAGGTAAGAGACACACCCCGTAAGGTATCAGGTCTATCAGCACCACGAACATAGATGGTTGCCCCATTTATAGTGGTAATGTCTTGGTTGTTAATGTGAGCGTTTTGGATAATCTCTCTACCCAACTCCATCAGGACTTGCCAAATAATCTGTCTAGCCTGACCATTGGTAGGCGCAACATAGAGAACAGCAGAACCAGATGGGCATTTAAGTGCTTCAATCAGTAGGGTGACTGCCGCCATACGGGACTTACCGCACCTACGACCAGCCGCAATTACCTTGAACCTAGTCTTATCCTTGAAGACTTCTTCTTGCCAAGGCAGTAGGCTAAAGTTCAGATCACTCATTCTTAGCCTCTATGTCTTCAGCATCAACAGTCTCACCATGTGAAATCTCGCCTATACCAGTAATGTTAATGGTTACAGCACTACGGGACTTGCCTTCTTTCTCAAACATACTGACTGGCAACATTCTGTCCATACAGAGTTTGATGGCGGCTAGTTGGGCAGGGTGTTCGTCATTAAGGGCAATCTCTACTGCTTTGTGGACAACTCTAGAACCTGCGCTGTTTATCAGGAGGTTCTTTAGTTCTTTAAGTTGGGCAGTCTCAGTCTTGGGGAGAGTGATGAGTTCAGGCTTATCAGCATAACTGGTAAGGGAGAACTGTTTGTTGGTAGCCCCCTTTGGCCTACCACGAGTTTTTACAACTTTTTCCACTCTTCAAATGATAGTTTTACAGCGTTAGGGTCACCAGCCTCTTTTTCATGTTCGTATTGAGCACGACTGTTTATCTCTCTGCTTTCTTCTCTCATTTTGTCTGCTTCTTTTGTTACTTTTCTATCGTATTGCCCAACACCATACATACCGCCAGCAATGCCTGCACCGCCCACAAGTTCTTTTGCTAATCTTGTAACACCGCCACCGCTACCACTTATACCACCCTCTAGAGGCATAAGTTCATCACCACGCTTGGGGAAACCTTTTGGCATACATTGCTCCTTAACAATAAGTTGTGCATCGTATTATGAACTAGATTTATTTGTTGAACAATAGGGTAATCCCTGATATAGTAAAGACAACGGGGGCATGACCCACCCCTCTATGCGGTTGAGCCGACCAAGTAGGATAAACGTGATGAACTAGGTGAGTCTCTAGTAGCCCTCTAAATGCTGTGAAGCAACATAGACAAGGTGGACG